AGCGGCCCACGCCGCCATGCTCGATGAAGCCGCCTGCGATGCGCTGGAAGGGGTTGTCGGCGTCGCCGTTGTCGTAGTGCCACTCCACGGTGCGCTGGCCGAGGATGACGATCTGATCGCCCACGACATGGGCCTTGACGGTGAAGTCGGGGCTGCCTTCTGCGGAGAAGAACGACAGGCCGCGAACCGTCGTGGCGTCGTTCAGCTCCGAATAGTGATAGGTGGAGCTGTCCCGCTCGAAATAGAGCGTGGTCCCATCGATCCACACCGAGTCATAGCCAAGGATCTGCTCGGCGTCGTCGTTCAGGACCGGCGTCAGGGTCCCGGGTGCGCTGAGGTCCAGGGTATAGAACCCCGTCCCGTCCCCGATCACGAGGATGCCGGAATTGTCGCTCATCCCCACCCGGCCCGAGAAGGTGGAGAGCGCGCCCAATTCGGTGATCGAGGCGAAGGTGTCCTGAAGCGGGTCGCGGGTGATTTCCACGACCTTGTTGCCGACCACGGCGAACCATCGGTCGCCCATGACGTGGAAGCCGCGGATGGGCAGGTCCCCGGCGTCGAGGTCGTCGTTGTCGGCCCAGCGGAAGAAGCCGGGACAGGCCAGCAACGCCACCACGGCCTTGGCGTCTGGGTCGTTGATCTCTGGGTAGAGGTTGACCGTGCGGCCCGATTGCTGGGCGGACGAGCTGGCCTTGTTGCTCGGCCCGATGAACGGGAGCCTGACCCGTTGGGAGGGCATCAGGCGCAGAAGCGGCGTTGAGCCAGGCCGCGCAGGACGGGGCTCGGCGCCCGGACCGCACGGCGCGCGCCGTAGAGCTGACGCACCTTGCCCTCACCGCTCGCCGCCATGCCCGCGAGGACGGCTGGCAGGTCGCCGAAGCGCTCCTGATACATCCGACCCGCCAGCATCATCGCCAGCGCCTCATCGCAGTCGCCGATCAGCGGGCTCTCGTCGTCAAGCCCGACGTCCTCTTCCTTCTTCCAGTCGGCCAGGTCTTCGCGATAGAACCACGTCGTTCCCTCCGACGTGGTGACCGACGCCGCCCCCTCGATGGTGTCTTCCGTCGCGGTCACCGTGCGTGCGCCGATGACGCCGATCCGGTCGCCGTTGCGGGGCTCGTCGGGGGTGGAGACGTCCACCACGTAGAGCCCTCCCGGATTGGCCGTAATGCCCGCCGTGGCGTTCCAGTCCCGGCTCAGCGGCTGGCCGACTTGGGCGCCGCGCATGTCGCGCATCATGGCGTTGAAGGTGACTAGGGCCACGTCGGCGGCGTAGGGCTGCAAGGTCGCCTGCCCCTCGTTCACCTGCGAGGCGATGCGACCGGCGCGGGTGGCTATCTGGCGGACTGTGGTCATGCGGCCTCCGAGATGTCGGGCGCCAGCAAATCCCACTCGGGCGTTTCGATCAGGGCCGCCAGCAGGCCGCCCGACCGGTTCTGGTGAAACATCGGCAATTCGCGGCAGAGAACGGCCAAGTCCTCGGCCTGCATCACGAACTCCGGCTTGGTCTCAAAGGCTTGGTCGCCGACGCCAACAAGGATGCGATCCCCGCCGAGTTCGGCCGGATAGACATGCGTATCCTCGCCCCAGAAGGAGGAGTCGCAGCCGAAGAACGTCACCGAGCGGTGGCCCATCTGGATCGCCAAGTGCGGCGTGGCCGTCGCGCTGGTGACGCCGGAATGGACCTCTTCAACGCCGAGGTTGAAGGTCCGAATGTGGGCGCCGGCCAGCGAGGCGAGCAACTCCGCAGAGCCAACCGTCGCCACGATGGCGCTTTCAACCCCCGCCCCGACCAACCAAGCTTGCGGCTTCGGGTCGACGGTGAAGAACGCGGCCTTGACGCCGCGCTCCTTGAGCCACAGCCACGTGGCGTTGATGGCCCAGATGGGGCCTTCCCACGCCTTCAGCTCGTCAAGGTGGTCGGCAAGGGACGGACCCCCGCCGACCACCGCGACATGGCCGGCATACTCGACGCTCGGAAGCCCAAGCGTGCGGGTATGCTCGACGTTGCGGCGCATCTCTTCGACCGGAACGCACGGCTCCGAGCGGAAGACGATAGCCATGTTAGACGGCGATGCCCGCGGCCAGGAGCGCCGCACGCATGGAGTTCACCAAGGCGACAAGAGCGAGGCCCTTAGCCGATGTGGAGAATCCGAACGTGAGGGCGCCGGTCGTCTTGACGATGGTGGTTGTCGCCAGCGCCGACGTCAGCGTGTAGCGGTTAGCAGTCTGATTGAGAACGACACCTCGGCCGTTATCGACGACTTTGGTCATGGTTTCGGTCCTTAGAGAGAGGGGGCGGACCCATCAGAGCCCGCCCAGGTTCAGGGGAAAGGGCTTACGCGGTGCCGCTGATGCGGGTGCCGCGGCGCGGGTCGACCATCTTCGTCCCGTACACCACGTCGAAGCGGTGCAGGTGCGTGTCGTTGGTCCCGTCCGACGTGCGCCAGTAGCGCACGGTCAGGCCGGTATCCGGGTCGGTCGCGTAGTCGGCCTCGCCCGAGTACGGCATCACCAGCTTGGCCGAGACGAGCGCAATCGCCTCGGGGCGCATGATGGTGCCGAACTTGTAGGTGGTGGCGTCGGTGTCCGTCTCGGTGTCCGAGCCCATCCACTGGATCGCCGCGTTGTTGTCCGGCGCGGCGGTGTCGGTGCCGGCGCAGACGACGGTCTGGTACGCGCCCGACGTGATGATCGGCGGGCTGATGACGATGTCCAGGTTCTGGTTGTCCGCGGTGCCGGTGGCGACCGAAGTCCCGCCGGTGATCACAGTGAACTGCTGCAGGTAGGGCAGCCGCGCCTTGGTCAGCGGGTTGCAGGCATAGACATCGGCGATGGTGAACACCTCGCCGGCGACGACGGTCTTGGCGTTGCCGACGTTGTCGATCGACAGCGTTTGCACCCAGTTGCCGTCCTTCGCCGAGGCGTAGGTGACATTCTGGCTGGCGCCGTCGACCAGGGCGTTCCCGTCGCGCGTGCCGGTCGTGACCGTTCCCGCGTTTTGGGTCGAATACCAGTCGATGTTGCCGAGCATCGGCAGCTTGGCCCGCGTCAGGGCGTCGGTGGCCTCCTTGGTCTGGGCGGTGAGGCCCGACAGGGAGCCCAGCATGGCCCAGGCGTCGGACGGATGCAGCAGACCGAAGCGGCCATCCATCTCCACGGCCATCTCGTCCAGACGCTGCGGCCCCTTGGTGAGGTCGGCGTAGGAGTTGATGTCCTGACCGGGCGTGCCGACCCAAGAGTAGAACTTCTTGGTCTCGGCGTGCAGATCCTGGTCGATCTGGTTGGCGAGCGCCGAGGCCTTGGCCTGCATGATCTTGGACTTCAGCAGCGCATCGACCGTCAGCGTCTCCTCCAGGGAGGTGAACTCGACGTCGACGCCCTTCTGCTTGTCGATGGTGACGGCGATCTCGCCTTCGACCACGTCTTGCACTTGGGCGACGGCGCCGTCGCGGACGGTGAACTGCGGCACGCGCTTGATGTAGACGGTCGAGCCGTTCTTCTGGCCGGTGTTGCTGATCGGCTTGACGACGATGTCCTTGTATTCCGAGGACACCAGCTTCGGAAGAACCACGCTGTTCTTCATCAGCTTCAGGAAGGTGTTGGCATACACCTTCGGGGAAAGCATTGCATTAGCCACGATGGTAGTTCCTTCTGGCCGGCGAACCGGCACGGGGACAGCGCGTCATCACGACGGGCGTCGGTTGGGGTGAGCCCCTAGCCGTAGGTCTTCTCGAACGCGGCGAAGTCGTCGGTGTCGGGAGCGGGCTTGAACTGCCCGCCCGCACCTCGAACCTGCGGCGTCGGAGCCGGGGCGTCGGTGGCGGTCTTGGGGGTTGGAGCCGGCGGGGTGGCCAGCTTCATTTCCAGTTTGGCGAGTTCGCGCGCTTGGGTGACGGGCGGCAGAGCCGAGATGCGCCGTAGTTCGCCGAGGTTCTGTCCGAGGTGGTCCGCCAGCTTCGGGCCGATGTCGGAGTCGAAGATCGTCTCCTGGACGACCTGCGACAGTTCCTGCATCGAGCGCAGCCTGGTCAGGCCGGCGGGCTCGCCTTCCGGGAATTGCTCCCCGACGCGCTGCTCGAAGGTCTGC